GCGCTAACGCCCTTAAGCCAGTTGTTAAAGAGGGTCGAGGGTTTATTCCTTCTCAATCGCCATTAAGTAACTGGGCAAGAGAAGGCGGCAGATTTCCTATCTTCAATGCAATAATCATGAGGCGTGGCATTGGATATAAGACAACACCATCGAAGGCTAATAGTCGAGGCTTTACAGCATTGGCTCAGATTCGCAACAAGTCTGCCTCTGGTGCTATCTATGAAACAGCTGGTCGTAGAGCGCCTAGCACTAAGCCTTCTGCTCGCCCTAACTTTGCAGAGGCAATGGGCGGACTTAAGGGTTCTGGACGTGATCGTGGACGTGCGATATTCCCAGCATTTGAATTAGATAAAGGTAAAGCCACAGTTGCAGTTCTTAAAGCTATTGATAACGCTGGAAAGAAGTTCAACGCAACAGTAGGGAAGCGATAATGGCCAATGTAGTAATTGATATTGCAGCCCAGTACACAGGCAATAAGGCGTTCAAACAAGCTGAAACAGCGACACAGAAGCTTGAAAAGTCAGTAGGAAGATTAGGCAAGCAACTACTTGGAGTCTTTGCTGCTGGAAAGTTATTAGCCTTCGGCAAGAACGCAGCTAAAGCATTTGCGGCAGATGAGAAAGCTGCACGATCTCTTTCATTGGCTTTGGCTAACACAGGCAACGCCTTTGCCGCCATTGAGGTTGAAAAATTCATTGCAGACTTGCAACGCGCTACAGGTGTCCTCGATGACCAACTACGCCCAGCCTTTAGAACTTTACTCACAGCTACTGGAAGTGTTAAGAAGTCACAGGATGGCTTAGCCCTAGCACTTGATATTGCAGCAGGTACAGGCAAAGACTTAGGCGCTGTCTCTATGGCACTTGCCAAGGCTTATGGTGGACAGACAACAGCCCTTAGCCGTCTAGGTGCAGGTTTATCTAAAGCCACGCTTGCATCTGGTGACTTAGACTTAATTACAGCAGAACTTACAAAGAAATTTTCTGGTCAGGCGTTAGCCGCTGCTGAAGGTTATGCAGGATCAATGGCTCGCCTAGCAGTTGCATCCGAGAACGCTAAAGAGATTATTGGCAAAGACCTACTTGATGCTATGCAACTTATTGCTGGCGAAGAAGGTATCGGCGGAGCAACTACAGCAATGGAAGGCTTTGCCACTCAAATAGGTAACGTCATCTATGGCATAGGAGTTCTTACTTCTAAACTCAACTCATTGCCAGTCCTTAAAGATTTATTTGGCGCTATTGGCGATGTTGCTCAATACAACATAATTGGATTGATAGGTAAGTTAGGCTCATCTACTAAAGCCAGAAGCGCAGGAACTCCAGCCCAATCCCCAGCAGAGCGCATGGCTATTGATAAAGCCGCTAGGGATGCAATCAAACTTCAAAAGAAACAGAACGATTTGAAGAAGATTGACAATGACAATACGACTCGCAAACTAACCCTTACAGGCGATGAACTAGCTCTGAAAGAACTAGAGAAGAAGTTCGATGTAGAGCGCATTGGATTATTCGCAGCTTTGAATCAGGCAACAGATAGCGAAACACAGATGCGATTGAAGTCGCTTATTGCTATCCATGACCAGAACGCAGCCCTTGCTGGTCAGATTATGAAAACCAACTCAGCAGCTGATGCTATGGAAAACTTTGGCAAAGCCATGTTTGGCGCATTAGATGTAATGCTGAACTTTGGTAAGTTTGCTCTAGGCGAGCGCGATACATTAAGAGCGATGGGCATAGGTGTTACACCAACCTCACAGGGTTTCCAATCTTTTACGCCCCCTACAGGCGGTTATGAGGGCTTCGGTAGCGGTATGACCAATCTAGGCCAGAACAACTATGGCGGACTAGCAGGTGCAGGACAAGCTGGTGGTGGCGGTGCGCCAGTAGTCAATGTTGTAATTCAAGGCTCAGTTACAACAGAGCGCGATTTAGTATCAGCAATTACTCAAGGTATTTACAACAATCAGGCTTCTGGTATTCCGATTAACTATAGTACGGCGTACTAATGGCATTACCAGCAACCCTTTCAGTAAAGATAAACCTATCTGGCGGAGCGTCATTTGGTAACCCATTTATCTTGGGTACTTCACAGTTAGGCTTTGCTGAACTAGCTTCTGCCATTCCTGTTATCGTCGATGTTTCTACACAGACTCTTAACATTTCAACTCGTAGAGGCCGCAACCTTTTGCAGGATCAATACGAGGCAGGGTCAGCGACCATCCGCATCGTTGATCCCAATGGTGACTTTAACCCACAGAACACAGCTAGTCCTTACTTTGGCCTATTACAGCCTCTTAGAAAGATACAAGCATCTGCTATCTATGGCGGCGTAACCTATGGGCTATTTGGTGGCTACATCACAGAGTTTCGTTATACCTATCCAACAGGGCAAGAAACAGGCTATTGCACGTTTGTCTGCTATGACGCTTTCCGCTTGATGTATAACTCGAATGTCACCACAGTTACAGGTGGTACAGCAGGGCAGACAACTGCTCAGCGCGTACAATCTATCTTGACAATGATTGCTTGGCCTAACGCTTTTACTAGCATTGGCACAGGCGCTACAACTTGCGTTGCAGACCCTGGCACAACACGCACAGTCCTTGATGCAATTCACACTGCTGAGTTCACAGAACAAGGCGCGTTCTACATCGATGAGAATGGCGTGGCAACCTTTAAGGGCAGACAGTTTGTCTATGATGCCCAAGCTGCAAGTCCTACAGTATTTAACCAGACTGGCACAGGGATTAACTACGCTGGGATTACCTTTGCACTTGATGACAAGACAATCGTAAACAAGGCAACTGTGACCAGAATCGGTGGCACAGCACAGACTTACTCAGATGCCGCATCTATTGCTCAATACTTCACACGATCCATTACAGCTACAGATATGCTTATGCAGACAGATGCCAACGCTCTAGCCCTAGCAACTGCCTACGTAGATAGCCGTAAAGAAACTTCTATCCGTATTGAAACAATTACTCTGGACTTAGTGACTCCTAACTACACAGCAGGGGTCACAGCAGCTCTAAGCCTTGACTTTTTTAACACAGTAGATATCACCAATGAGCAACCTGGTGGATCAACTATTCAAAAAAAGCTGCAAGTGCAGGGAATTGCTCACAACATCACCCCTAACACATGGACTACAACTATTGCCACGCAGGAGCCTTTACTCGATGTTATGTACTAGAATTGACCCTATGAAAGAGGTGTGCTAATGGCTGTCGGACTTCCGCTTAAAACGACCTATGCGAATGGAGATGTCTATTCCGCATCGGATGTTAATGATACAAATGGAACGATTAACATCACTGCCGCGCCTTATGCTGCTGGAAAGAACAAATTTCTAAATGCAGATTTTAGATTTAATCAAAGAGCCTTTACTAGTTCAACAACAGACGGCACATATGGTTTTGATAGATGGTACATATCTAATGTCGGTGGTACAACTACATATTCCGCACAAACCTTTACACCAGGCACAGCACCAGTAGCAGGCTATGAGGCTATCAACTTTGCTCGTGTAGTAACTGCATCACAAACACTTTCAAGTCATTATGCTTTCTTAGGACAACGCATAGAAGATGCTCGCACTTTTGCAGGTCAAACTGTAACTATCTCATTTTGGGCTAAAGCAGCAACAGGTACACCGTCAGTCGGTGTTACTTGGTATAGAAACTATGGCACAGGTGGCTCGCCATCTGCCGCCGAATATGCTGTAAGTGCTGGACAGAAAACAGCAATCACTACATCGTGGGCGCGTTATTCGCTTACTTTTGCAATTAACTCTGTCAGTGGTAAAACTTTTGGAACAACCGCAAATACAAGTTCAATTACTCCATTTCTCTGGACTTCTGCCGGAAGTGATTACAACACCCAGTCAGGCAGTTTAGGTTTGCAAAATGTAACTATTGACTTTTGGGGTATTCAGGTTGAGTCAGGATCAACAGCCACTCCCTTTCAAACTGCAACTGGCACAATTCAAGGAGAATTAGCCGCTTGCCAAAGGTATTACTGGAGAGCAGGTTACGATAATTCTAATCAAAGATTTGGCACAGGTGC